GAACAAGAGGACAAGGAGAAGGTCATGAACAACGAAAAGACCACGATGGAGCAGCTGCAGATGGCGACCGACAGCTACGGCACGGTGATCGCCTACGGGGATTTCGTCCTCGCCTCGGCATACCGGCACCTGGGCAAAGGCCGGATCGGAAACGACGCTCGCGTCTACAAGCTCGCCCAGCAGCCCATCCCTGGCTGGGGACCGGATGCCCGAGGCTTCATTGAATGCGAACTCGACCTGATCGCCGAGGCTGACGAACTGTTCGCCGACGCAGGCCACGCCATCGCCTGGGCCTTCGCCCACACCAACTAACCCAGCCAGTGCAGGAAGGAGCCTGACGGGCGTGATACGCACTCTCGACATCTACACGCCGACCCGGTTCATGGCCGCAGGCTCCACCTACGACAAACGGAAGGCCGACTTCGCAGTCGCGTTCATCCAAGCCCTCAAGCACACCAAAGGGCGCTGGGCGGGCAAGCCGTTCCATCTCATCGACTGGCAGGAACAGATCATCCGTGACCTGTTCGGCACCGTCAAAGCCGACGGCTACCGCCAGTTCACCACCGCCTACGTCGAGATACCCAAGAAACAGGGCAAATCAGAGCTCGCCGCCGCTGTCGCTCTGCTACTGACGTGCGGGGACGGTGAGGAGCGTGCCGAAGTGTACGGGTGCGCTGCAGACCGTCAGCAAGCCTCGATCGTGTTCGAAGTGGCCGCCGATATGGTCGCCATGAGCCCAGCCCTGTCGAAGCGGGTGAAGATCCTGCGCTCCCAGAAACGCATCGTCTACAAACCCACCAACTCCTTCTACCAAGTCCTCTCAGCGGAGGCATATTCGAAGCACGGATTCAACATTTCCGGGGTCGTGTTCGACGAGCTGCACACCCAACCCAACCGGGCACTCTTCGACGTCATGACCAAAGGGTCGGGCGACGCCCGCACCCAGCCGCTGTACTTCCTCATCACGACGGCCGGTACCGACACGCACAGCATTTGCTACGAACAGCACGAGAAAGCCCTGGACGTCATCGCGGGCAAGAAGCACGATCCGACGTTCTACCCGGTCATCTACGGTGCCGACCGCGAAGATGACTGGACCGACGAGGCGGTGTGGGCGAAAGCGAACCCCAGCTTGGGGATCACGGTGCCGATCGAGAAGGTTCGCCAAGCCTGCAACTCGGCGAGGCAGAATCCGGCTGAGGAGAACACGTTCCGTCAGCTGCGCTTGAACCAGTGGGTGAAGCAGTCGGTGCGGTGGATGCCCATGCACGTGTGGAACAACAGCTCAGCTCCCGTCGACCTCGCTGATCTGGAAGGTCGGGTCTGCTACGGCGGCCTCGACCTCGCCTCCACGACGGACATCACCGCGTTCGTCCTCGTATTCCCACCCGAGTCTGGCGACGAGCCATATGTGATCGCGCCCTGGTTCTGGATACCCCAAGACAACCTCAAGCTCCGTGTCGTGCGTGACCACGTGCCCTACGACCTCTGGCAGCAGCAAGGCTTCCTGGAGACGACCGAAGGGAACGTTGTCCACTATGGCGCGATTGAGGCGTTCATCGAAGAACTCGGCACCCGGTTCGATATCCGGGAGATCGCGTTCGACCGGTGGGGTGCCGTGCAAATGTCACAGAACCTGGACGATGCCGGATTCACGGTCGTGCCGTTCGGACAGGGCTTCAAAGACATGTCCCCACCGAGCAAGGAGCTAATGAAGCTGGCGTTGGAGGGCCGCCTGGCTCACGGTGGGCATCCGGTGCTCGCCTGGATGGTCGACAACATCCACGTGCGCACCGACCCGGCCGGCAACATCAAACCTGACAAACAAAAGTCCACGGAGAAGATCGACGGCGTCGTCGCCACCATCATGGCACTCGACCGCGCCATCCGACGCGGCAACGACCACCACGCCGGTTCCGTCTACGACGAGCGCGGGCTACTCGTGCTCTGAGGTGGATTACTTGAACAGATCCCAGAAGCTGAATGTGGTGCGCTTGTAGACGGCGTTCTTCACTGACCGGCTCGGGTTCTTCACGAACCCCATGCCTTTCTTCCCGTATCCGGGAATGACAGCCTTCTTGATCGCACGCTTCGCACGCCCAGTCGTGCGCGCCTTCAGCGAACGCGTCAGCGACGGCTTCCTCATCCCGAACTTCATGTTCCAACTCTACGTCTGCGAGGAGCACACGCATGGGTTTTCTTGACTGGCTACGCGGCGGCAACAACCGGCCCGCTGAGGATCATGCGATCAGCGCCGGGTACAGCTTCTTCTTTGGTGGTACTACGTCGGGGCGGCCGGTGACGGAGCGCTCGGCGATGCAGATGACTGCTGTCTACTCGTGTGTGCGCATCCTCGCTGAAGCGATCGCCGGGCTGCCGTTGCATGTCTACCGGCAGGGCACGGACGGGTCGAAGGTGAAGGCTCTCGACCATCCGCTCTACCGGCTGCTCCATGACGAGCCGAACCCGGAGATGACCAGCTTCGTGTTCCGCGAAACACTCATGACGCACCTGCTGTTGTGGGGCAACGCCTTCGCCCAAGTACTCCGCAACGGGCTGGATGAGGTTATCGGCCTGTATCCGTTGATGCCCAACCGCATGACCGTCGGACGCGACGAACAGGGCCGCCTCTACTACGAGTATCAGCGCACCTGGGATGAACCGGCAGGCCGCTTCGAAACCGTCCGGTTGAGTCCGCACGAGGTGTTGCACATTCCCGGCCTGGGCTTCGACGGCCTGGTCGGCTACAGCCCGATCGCGATGGCGAAGAACGCGATCGGGCTGGCGCAGGCCACCGAAGACTACGGCGCGTCGTTCTTTGCCAACGGTGCGGCACCGGGCGGGGTGTTGGAGCATCCGGGCACGATCAAAGACCCGGCACGGGTCAGGGAATCCTGGCAGGCGACGTTCGGCGGCGCTCGGAACGGCAACAAGATCGCCGTGTTGGAAGAGGGCATGAAGTACACGCCGATCTCCGTCTCCCCGGAGCAGGCGCAGTTCTTGGAGACCCGCAAGTTTCAGATCAACGAGATCGCCCGCATCTTCCGCATACCCCCGCACATGATCGGCGACCTCGAAAAATCCAGCTTCTCCAACATTGAGCAGCAGTCGTTGGAGTTCGTGAAGTACACGCTCGACCCGTGGGTGATCCGCTTCGAACAAGCCATCACCAAAACCCTCCTCGCCCAACGCGAAAAGCCGACGTTGATCGTGAAATTTAACCTGGAGGGTCTGCTGCGCGGCGACTACGTCTCCCGCATGAACGGGTATGCGGTGGCCAGGCAGAACGGGTGGATGTCCGCCAACGACATTCGCGAGCTCGAAAACCTCGACCGCATCGACCCCGAGGCTGGCGGCGACCTCTATTTGGTCAACGGCAACATGCTCCCGCTCGGGCTGGCCGGAGCATACGCCACCACCCAAACCACCGACGACGGCGAGCCCCAGACCGATGAGACCGAGCCGACTTCTGAGCCTGACGGGCAGCCACTGACTGATTCTGAGTCCATGTCTGATGAGCGATTTTTGAGGAGGACACGATTGTGAGACGTTTCTGGAATTGGCTCGACCCCGAGCCGAACGGTGACCCGGATGCGACAAGCGTCCGGGTTTTGCGTATCAACGGGCAGATCGCCGACGAATCCTGGTTCGACGACGACATCACCCCCGCCATCTTCGCCCAAGAACTCAACGCCGGTTCTGGGCCGGTGACGATCTGGCTCAATTCGCCTGGCGGGGATGTGGTGGCGGCTGCCCAAATCTACAACATGCTGCTGGACTATCCCGGACCGGTCACGGTCAACATCGACGGCATCGCCGCCTCCGCTGCGAGCGTGATTGCGATGGCTGCCAGGACGGTGGCGATGACCCCGGTGAGCATGTTGATGATCCACAACCCCGCCACCCTGGCTGTGGGCGACAAAGACGAGCTCGCGAAAGCCCTGTCCATGTTGGATTCCGTCAAAGACGCGATCCTCAACGCCTACCAACTCAAAACTGGCCTGTCGCGAGCGAAGCTGTCGAAGTTGATGGATGCCGAAACATGGATGGACGCCCGCGCCGCCATCGACCTCGGTTTTGCCGACCTGCTGCTCACCGGCAGCCGCGACCCGATCTTCGATGCGGAGCCGGACAAGGAGAAGCCTGACGAGGACGAGCCCGAGTCTGATTGGCCAGACGAGGACGGCACCGAGCCTGAGCCTGACGAGCCGGATGAGGACGACGACGGCAAGCCGTCCAAGAAGGGGTCGCCGTTCCCGCCCAAGAAGAACCACGAGGACGGCGTGGTGTTTGCCCGGCGCACTTCGGAGCAGCAGCTCGTCGCCGCCTGCACCCACCACCAGCTGGACGTCCCGCACGGTGCGCCCGTTCCTGTTTCTGTTCAGCCCGCTGGCTCTCGTGGTCGGCGGGTTGTTGATTTGTACGCCCAACTGACCAACCGAGCCCACTAAATGAAGGAGAACTTCTCATGTCCACGATGACTATTTCCGACCTGCGCACCAAGCGCGCCCACATTTGGGATCAGGCCAAGGCATTCCTTGACGAACGCCGCGACACCGCCACTGGCTGTCTGTCCGCTGAGGACGACCAGGCCTACGCCCAGATGGAGGCTGATATTGACAAGCTGACCGCCGAGATCGCCCGCTCCGAACGCGCGATGCGCCGTGACGCCGACCTCGCCAAGGCCACCAACATGCCGCTGACTTCGATGCCCGGCATCACCATCGACAACGACGACGCTAACCCCAAGGTTTCGCCGCGTGCGACTGCCTCGTATCAGCGTGCGTTCTGGGACGCGATGCGGCTGAACTCCTCGCCGATGGAGGTGCGTAACGCACTGAGTGAGGGTGTGGATACCGAGGGCGGCTATCTGGTACCCGACGAGTTCGAACACACCCTCGTCCAGGCACTCGCGGACCAGAACGTGATGCGCACGCTGGCGAAGGTCATCCAAACCACCAGCGGGGACCGCAAGATCCCGGTCGTCTCCACTCACGGCACGGCCGGTTGGCTCGATGAGGGCCAGCCGTACACCGAGTCGGACGAAAACTTCACCCAGGTCACCCTGTCGGCGTTCAAGCTCGGCACCTTCCTCAAAATCAGCGAGGAGCTGCTCAACGACAGTGCGTTCAACGTCGAGCAGTATCTCGCCTCGGAGTTCGCCCGCCGGATCGGTGCCGCCGAAGAAGAAGCCTTCCTCGTCGGTGACGGTGCGGGCAAGCCCACCGGCATCTTCGCTGCCACCGGTGGTGGGGAGAAGGCGGTCACCACCGCGAAGGTCACCGATATCAGCGCTGATGAGCTGATCGATCTGCACTACAGCTTGCGTGCCCCGTACCGGAAGAACGCGGTGTGGCTGATGAACGACGCCACCGTCAAGACCGTCCGCAAGCTCAAGGACGGCAACGGCCAGTACCTGTGGCAGCCCGCCCTCACCGCCGGTAGCCCGGATCTGATCCTTGGTCGTCCGGCGCATACGTCGGCATTCGTCCCGGAGATCAAGGCGGGCGCATCCACGGTGGCATTCGGGGATCTGGCCTACTACTGGATCGCCGACCGGCAGGGACGCTCGTTCAAGCGGCTCAACGAGCTGTTCGCCACCACCGGACAGGTGGGGTTCCTCGCCTCCCAGCGCCTCGACGGGAAACTCATCCTGCCCGAAGCCGTCAAACTGCTCACCCAAAAGACCAGCGCCTAACGCTGGCCTGACTCACGGATAGGAGGTGGCCGCCATGGACACGACCGAACTGGTCGAGCAGGTCAAGCAGAATCTGCTCATCACGTTTGATGACGACGACACGCTGATTACGGCGCTGGTCAATGCGGCCACCTCCTACGCGTGCAGCTTCCAACACCTCGAAGAAGGCCACTACGAGCAGGCGGCAATGTCGGGGGCGACTCGGCAAGGCATCGTCATGCTCGCCTCCCACTTCTACGAATCCCGCGACGGCGCGACCGCAGGGTTTTGGGCGGACAAACCCGAAGCCGCCCGGGCGGTGTGGGACGCGGTGAACAACCTGCTCCGCCTCGACCGCGACTGGAAAATCTAAGGAGCAAGCTGATGGCTTCGATTGGTTCGATGCGCACCATCATCGACCTCATCCAACCCGTAGTCGAGCGCGACAAGGCCGGGTTCACGTCGACGCGTGACGCGATACGTGCGACCGTGCGCGCCTATATCGAGACCCGACACGCCTCGGCGGCGTGGGTGAACCGTGCCGCCTACACGAAAGCCGACCTGCTGTTCCGTATCCGCGCCATCCCAGGACTGCCGGTCACGGCCGACATGGAGATCACCGGCCCGGACGGCCGCTACCTGATCGACAGTGTGGAGCAGATTGGCCGGTATGTGGAAATCCTCGCCCACCAGACCACGCCAGAAGGGGGCTAACTATGGCGCGTGTGCAAATCAGGCTCCCCAACGCCTTCATCGACTCCCTCAACGCCGCATCCAACGTGCTGGAAGCCTCCGCCGATGAGGTGCTCGGTGCCGGGGCCGCCGTGGTCGAGCCACGGATGCGTTCCAACCTTGCCGCAGCCATCGGCTCGGGCACCAAGACCCCGTCGCGTTCAACCGGCCAGCTGCTCGGCGCGCTCGGCACCACGAGCGTGAAGGTGAACAGCAAAGGGGATC